GGTGCAGGAGTCGGCGGTGTGGCTTAGCGGCCATCGCTTCCTCCGTCGAACGCCGGCTAGGCCACTCCTAGCCGGCGTTCACATTTTAGCAGGTCGTTCGGTGTTGGCGAACGCGGGCGAATCCGCTTCCCCTAAAATATAGGAATGATAAGATAGCCTCGGATGGAACCGGGGCGCCCCAACATGGCGTTGATTTCAATAGATATCGAAAGCTATTACGACCAGGACTACTCGCTCTCCCGAATGTCGGAGACGAGTTACATCCTTGATCCGAGATTCGAGACGATCCTGGCGTCGGTCAAGGTCGGCGCCGGCGAGACACAAGTGTCCGTCGGGCACGACGAGGTGGCGCGGCGGCTTGCCGAGATCGACTGGGCAAACTCAGCGTTATTGAGCCACAACATCAGGTTTGACGGCGCGATCTTGGCGTGGCGGTTCGGCCACGTCCCCAAGCTGTACCTCGACACGCTGAGTCTCGCGCGAGCGACGACGCACTGGGTGATCGGGCGATCGAGTTTGGCGAAAGTGGCGCAGTACCTGGGCCTTCCTCCCAAGGGGGAGGAGGTAGTACGAGCAAAAGGCAAGCGGCTAGCGGATTTCACTCGCGACGAACTGGCGGCATACGCCGCCTACTGCATCCGCGACAACGAGCTGTGCTACGCCATCTTCCAGAAGATGCGGCGCTGTTTCCGGGCCAGCGAGCTGCACCTGATCGACCTGGTGGCGCGGATGTTTATCCTGCCGCAGGTCCGGCTCAACCCCGACATTCTCGACCGGAACTATCAGGAGGTCTTGGCTGAGAAAGAGCGGCTGATGGCCGAGGTCGAGACCATCCCGAAATCGCAGCTGTCCTCCAACCCGCAGTTTGCCGCGCTGCTGCGCGAGCACGGCGTCGAGGTGCCGATGAAAACCTCGCCAACGACCGGCCAGGAGATTCCTGCCTTAGCCAAGGGCGATTGGCAATTCAAAGAACTCTGCCAGGACGACGAGTTGCCGGCGTTTGTTCAGGCGCTATTGGCCGCGCGGGTCGCGGTCAAGTCGACCTTGGAGGAGACCCGGTCGCGCAACCTGCTGGCGCTGTCAAAGACAGCGTGGCCGGGCCAAGGCGTGGGTTGGTTTCCGGTGCCGTTAAAATTTAGCGGCGCTCGTACCCACCGGCTCAGCGGCGACGGCGGTATAAACTGTATGCACCCCGATATTGAACTGCTCACACCCGCTGGCTGGCAACGAGTCGAGGATTGGCAGCCGGGAACTGCGTTGATGCAGTGGTGGCCAGACGGACAGTTGAGTTGGTGTACCGACGCGATAAAGGTACGCCGCGAAAATTGTGAAGAACTGGTGTGGTTCGAGGGGCCGGCAATTCGTGGAGGGTTTACTCCCGACCATCGAATGGTTTCGGTATCTTCTTATACGGGGGAGATTAAGGAGAGGTCTGCGGGTTGGATTGCTGACCACAGTGGTGGACTAGATAACGTGCCGAAATCCGGTATATTCACGGGTAATGGTTTAATAAGCCAAGTACAAGCCAGAGTGTTATGTATGCTCGCCGCAGATGGGCATTTTACTAACAAAGGAAACATTACGCTAGGGTTTAAAAAGTTGCGTAAGATCGAACGTTGTGCTGCGCTGTTAAAGGCGGCCGATATTACATATACATGCAATGTTAACAACGATGTAACGACGTTCAGAATAAAGAAAACTGACGTTGCGTGCTGGATGGTAAAAAAATACGGTAGTTGGGTAATTGATTTACAACCTTGTAGTGCGGATGCGTTATTAGACGAACTAATCCACTGGGACGGGCACCCAAACTCGCGTACCGAGGCGTGTACGTTCTTTACGATTCATAGGGACCAGGCTGAGTGGGTGCAGACACTAGGCGCGATTCGGGGGCGACGTGCAAGCCTATACGAATACGAATTTGCTGAAGCGTCTACCGGAAGGAAGTTCCATGTTTATTTTGGGACCTCACGGTACGCGTCGACTCGAAAAGGAGGTGTAACACGACAAAGTTATGGGGGAACAGCCTATTGCCCATCAGTTAATAGCTCGTTCGTATTAGCCCGCTACGATAGTAGCATATTTGTTACTGGTCAGTGCCAGAACCTCCCACGCGGCAGCCTGATCCGGCAAGCGGTCGAGGCGCCGCCGGGTTACCGGATCGTGCACCGCGACGCGTCGCAGATCGAAGCCCGGATGCTCGCCTGGATGGCGCGGTGCGACTACCTGCTCAAAGCATTCGCCGAAGGGCGCGACGTCTATTCTGAGTTTGCTAGTATAGTTTATCGAGAAACAGTATCAAAAGAAGATAAACTTAAAAGATTTGTAGGTAAAACTGCAATTCTAGGACTGGGCTATTCTTGTGGTGCCGAGCGATTCAGGCAGATGCTCTTTATCGGCAACGGAGGTATTAGTGTCAAGATAGACGAAGCGCGGGCGCAAGACATTGTCTACGCGTACCGAGATACGTTCCCCGAAATCCCGAGTCTATGGTCCCACTTCGATTGGGTGGCACGGTACATCATCGCGATGAACAGTAAGACCCGCTACCACTACCCCCCAACGACCGGCTATTACGCTCACATCCCCATCGAGCCTGACTTCGACAGCATCGTGCTGCCGAACGACCTGCGTATCTCCTACCCCGACATTCGGGAAGGCGAGTACGACCAGCTGCGCAACCGCGCCGAGCTGGTCTATAGCGATCCCCACACCAAGACCCCGAAGAAAATCTTTGGGGCAAAAGTGGTGGAAAACATAAGCCAGGCGCTGTCGCGCATCATCGTCACCGACATTGCGATCCGCGTTTACACGAAGACCGGCTATCGGCCGTTTCTTTCGACGCACGACTCACTGGACTACTGCGTCCCGGCTGAAGAAGCCGAAGCGATAGACGTCGAGCTGACGCGCCAGTTCGCCATCGTACCGGCCTGGGCTGAGGGGCTACCGCTGGCGAGCGAAGGCGGCTGGGGCGCCAACTTGGCGGCTGCCGAGCGGGGGGCGAACCAATGAGGCAAGCGGCTAGTCTCAGTGTTGCCATACCGCTGCGGCGGAAGTCGGTTCGCGTGAACAACCCACTTATTCGGAAGTTTGAGCTATACCACGCCAAATACCCGAATGTGTATCTTCTATTTAGCGACCTGACTCGACAGACGATCAGGCGCGGTAAGAAAGTATCGGCGCAATTCATCATCGAGCGCATCCGGTGGGAAATTATCATGGGCGCAAAGGATGAGGACGGCTTCAAAATAAACGCTAATTTTGCCGCGTTCTATGCCCGGATGTTTATGAAAGATTTTCCCGGTTACGCCGGGTACTTCCACCTACGCACCAGTGTCGCCGACGAATGGGTGATCACTTACTGATCCAACCAGAGGAGTTCTTAAAATGGCTGTAGCTCATAGCGAAAACCCTGTCGTTGGGGGCTTTGTCTATCCGGTCGAGCCGATGACCCTGCTCGATCTCGACGCCGCCGGACTCGACCCGACGCAGCCGGCGCCCGCCGAGTTTATACAGTTCCTATATGATTCCAGCCGGACCGGGTATCTCACCCTGTGGTCGTCGCACCTGTCCCAGCCCGGCGGCGCGTCGTCGATTCAGCAGTGGATCGAGGCAGCGCTGGCGGTCTATCACGCCCGCGCGTTGCAGACCCAGTACGCACCGGCAGGCGACAAGCCCACGGGTACCAACATCACTGAGGTGACCTATTCGGGGCCAACCGCGCCGCCGGCGCCGGTCGTGATCGACGTGCCCCACGTCAGCGGCGACGCCAATGTCGGCGGGCTCTTGACCTGCACGATGGGCAACTGGGGCAACACACCGACCAGCTATAGCTACGCGTGGTCGAGCGGCGGCACCGAGAGCACCTACACCGTCGCTGCTGCCGACGCCGGCACGTCCATCACCTGCGTCGTCACCGCCACCAACGCCGGCGGCTCGACCGCTGCCCCGCCGTCGAACGCCGTGACGATCGCCGGCGCAGCCGCGACGGCGGCCGCGACCGAGGCTCGCGTGCCGCGTCGCGAAGAGCCAAAGGAGGAGGCTAAGGTTGAAGAGCGTCATACTACCCGTAGTAACGACGACCATAGCCGGCGGCGCTAATTAGACTTATTCCAAGGCAGCCTCATGGCAAAATTCACCTGGTCGTTCAGCGCGTTGTCGGCGTTTTCGACGTGCCCTAAGAGGTTCTTCCATTACAACGTCATCAAGGACATTCAGGAACCCGAATCCGCTGCCCTCCGAGAAGGCAGCGAGATGCACAAGGCATTCGAGAACCGGGTGCGTGACGGCACCCGGTTGCCGTTGCCCTACGTGCAGCACGAGCCCTTGCTGACAAAACTGATTGAGGCCCCCGGCACGACCTACGCCGAGCAGAAACTCGGATTGACTCGCGACTTCAAGCCGGCCGGGTTCTTCTCCAACAACGTGTGGTTCCGCACCGTTATCGACTTCTGCAAGGTGCGGCCCAAGTCGGCGGTCGTCATCGACTACAAATCGGGCAAGGTCACCGAGGACGAAACCCAGCTGTCGTTGATGGCCGCCACGATCATGCACCACGAACCGGAGATCGCCGAGGTTAAAACGGCGTTTCTGTTTGCCAACCGAGACACCCTGATCACCCGGAATTTCCAGCGCGACGACCTCGACACGATCTGGGGTGGGATATTGCCGCGCGTCGCCAAGCTGGAGGAAGCCAGTAAGCGGGAGGAGTACCCGCCCAAGCCGAGCGGCCTGTGCGTCAAGTATTGTGCTGTGACCTCCTGCCCGCATCACGGCACGGGAAGCCGATGGTAATTAAGAACGAGCCAAGTCTTTATTGCCGCCGCTGCGGAAAGCGGTTGCAGAGGTATTATCATGAGTCACTACGTCGTTTTAAGCAACGGCAGTATTGCAGCCGGGTATGTTCTGCATATGCCCGCTCTCACAGTCAAGAACGACCGATGCGTGGCAACGCTTTGGATTGGGTAGATGACGATATCATTAGGTAAAACCCCTATCGAGCAGATCCGGGCGCAGCTGCCCGAGCGGGTGCGCGACCGGTTGACGCTTACCTTCAAGTCCGACCCCTACTTTCTGCGGGCCGAGGTGATTCATGTCCACGGCGACGAGAAATTCACCTGCCCGGTCGAGTGGGAGTGGCGAGGCCGAGAGCGGATCGGCTGCAAAATACCCGACTGGTTCGTCGCGCATCTCCTCACGGTCCCGCTTGAAGCTGCGCACGATTGACGTGACGAAGATCGTCAGCGAGCGCGCCGTCAAGCGCCGGATCAAAGAGGTGCTCGATAAATATAAGAGCTATCATATCTACGTGTACATGCCGGTGCCGGGTGGCTACGGCACCAGCACCCTCGATTACCTGGGGTTTCTGCGCGGGCGTGGCTTCGCCATCGAGGCCAAGGCGTCCAACGGACGAACCACGCCGCGCCAGGACGGCACCATCGCCACCATCGAGGCCAGCGGGTGTCCGGTATTCATCATCCGCGACGACCAGGAGCTGCTCCTGCTCGACGAATGGTTGGCGTCGGTCGTGAAATAGGAGGCGCAATGTCAGTCGATAGGCAAGGCGGCGTTCTTTGGTTCGAGTGCGACGATTGCGGCGAAACGCTCGACACTGGTGAGAATGACTTTATGCGGGCCGTCGAGGTGATGCGCGAGGAGGGTTGGTGGGCCATTGGTCCCACACACGACAGTGACGAGTGGACCCACCAATGCCCCGACTGCAAGCCGCAAAGAGCGCAGCGGGGGTGGAGCCGACCGTAATGGACACGATCACCCCCACGCCGCCGCTGCTCGGGTATGACTGGCTCGGCAAAAAACCCTGGGACATCCAGCGCCACACGACAGGGCTGCTGACCAAGAACACGCGTGCATACTGCCTTAATGCTTTCGGCTGCGGGAAGACCAGAAGCGTTATCTGGGCCGGCGACTATTTGCGCCGCGCCTCGGGGGTAGGTCCGGTCCTAGTCGCGGCGCCCCTGTCTACCCTCGGCCCGGTGTGGGAGAGCGAGCTGTTCAAGCTCGACCCTCGGGCAAGAGTACAAATCCTATACGGCACCAAGCAGCAGCGCCTCGACGCGCTGGCCGAGGACGCCGACTGGTACGTGATTAATCACCACGGTCTCGACCTGATAACGGCCGAACTGGTGCAGAAGGGCTTTCAGGTTTTCGTCATCGACGAGCTGGCGGTGCTACGCAATAGCCGGACCCAGTGGTGGCGGGCTGCCAACCGGATCGTCCATAGCGGGGTCAAGTATGTCTGGGGTTTGACCGGGTCGCCCACCCCCAAGGCCCCGACCGATGCCTGGGCGCAGATCAAACTGCTGACCCCGGACCGCACCACAAGGAGCTTCACCCGGTTCAAAGACGCCACGATGCGCCAGGTCTCGCCGTTCCGCTGGGTAAAGCGGGCCGGCGCCGGCGCCCTGATCCACGAGCAGATGCAGCCGGCCGTCAGGTTCGCGCTCGAAGACGTGATGGAGCTGCCGCAATCGGTCTATCGCACGTTTCAGATCGACCTCGAACCGGTAGCGGCCAAAGCCTACAGGCTGATGGTCGACAAGCTGCGGATGCAGACCAACAATGGTGAAACAATCACCGCCGCCAACGAGGGGGTGCTACAGTCGAAGTTACTACAGGTAGCATGTGGCTTTATTTACACCGACACCAAAGGCGTCTTTAAGCTACCCGTTAAACCCCGCCTCGACGCGCTGCTGTCCATCGTCGAGCAAACCACCCGCAAGTTTATCTGCTTTGTCCCCTTTACCCACGCGCTGGAAGGCGTGGCGGCGCATCTGCAAGCCGCCGGCGAGACGATCGCCGTGGTGCATGGCCAGACCCCGGTCGGCCAGCGCAACCGGACCTTTCGGGCGTTCCAGGAAGACGACCAGCTGCGCGGGATCGTGGCGCACCCCGGCTGCATGGCGCACGGACTGACTCTGACCGCCGCCAACACGATCATCTGGTATAGCCCAGTCAACTCGTTCGAAACCTACGAGCAAGCCAACGCCCGGATCGTGCGGCCCGGCCAGACCAGCAAGACCCTGATCGCGCACCTGCTAGGCACGTCGGTCGAGCGTGCGGTGTATCAGCGTTTGCAGGACCGCAGTTCTTTCCAAGGTCTTCTATTAGAGCTGTTCCACAGGCAAGAGCGGTAGTTGACATTTGCACCTTATGCCCCTATTTGTAACTCGGTTGTTGGGCTGTTCATACAGTCCAGGTTCCATCCGAGTTACCTATAACGGGGCCGGTTTATTCCGCGCCCCGTCTTTTTTACTCGGAAAACCAATGACACCAGCCCAGATGATCGAGAAATACTTACAGCTGCGGCAGAAACTTCGTAACATCGAGGCTCGCCATAAGCTCGAACTAGCTCCGTACCTTGAGATCAAGGAGCGGCTTGAGATGGCGATGCTCGACCACCTGAACCGGGAGGGTCTCGACTCGCAGAAATGCGAGGCAGGCACGGCGTTCAAATCGACCGTGACCTCGGTCACCGTCAGCGATTGGGCCAAGACGCTCGACTTCATCCGCGCCAACGAGATGTGGGAATTGCTCGAAGGTCGGGTCGCTAAAGGGGCCGCCGTCGAGATCGTGCAGGAGCGTGAAGCGCCTATTCCTGGGGTCGAAATTTCTCAGATGACCGTCTTGCGAGTCCGCTCCGGCTAGGCGTAAGCTGAAAATATAGACGTTATAATGCCACCCCATCGGAGGGACCTACGACATGGCAGGCCAACTGATCAGCCTGGATAACCGGCCGTCGGCGTTAGCGCGCAACCGGCGCTCGTCGCTCAACAGCAACGCCAAGCAGGGCATCCAGGCAAGCTTCGCGGTGCTTGGCTACAAGGGAAAGAACTGGCGGCTAAAGGTCAAATCGGCAGAGACCGTGTTGCACGACGACCGGAACCAGCCTCTGACCAGTATCGAGGCTGTCATCGTCGGGATTAGCCCGGCGATCTCGCGGCAGTATTTCGGCAAGTCCTATTCGGAGGGCGACAACGACGGGCCGGACTGCTACTCGACCGATGGCATCAAGCCCGACGCGGGAGCGCCGCACAAGCAGAACCCGGTATGCGCCACCTGCCCGCAGGGTCAGTGGGGCAGCCGCATCACCGATGCCGGCAAGCGCGCCAAGAATTGCCAGGACACCCGTCGGATCGCGGTCGTGCCGCTGACCGACCTGGAGCAGAACGTGTTCGGCCCGATGCTGCTGCGGGTGCCGCCGATGTCGCTGAACAATTTGTCGAACTACTCGGACTTTCTCGACCGCAAGGGCGCCGGGTTCGAGTGCGTCGGCACGCGCATCGGGTTTGATGTCAGCGTTGCCTATCCCCGTCTGACCTTCGATGCGATCGGGTGGCTGGACGAGGATCAGCAGCGGCTCGTTACCGGCGACGACGGCAATGGCGGGCTGTGCGCCGACCCGTTGATCGAACGGATGCTGGGCGCCGACCTGACACAGACGGAAGAAGTTGAGCCGCGTCAACGCCGTTTGAATCTGGGGTCCGACGCACCCGAGCCACAGCGCGCGCCACCGCAGCGCGAGCCGATACCGCCGCAGCCGGAGCCCGATGAGCCGGACGACGATGACGACAGCGCCGTCGCCGTCGCCGCGCCGCCGCGTGCGACGCCGTTCAATGCCGCCGCCGCCCGAAAGACGCCGCAGCGCAAGCCGGCGGCACCGACCGTGCCGAACGACGAGGACATGGAGTCGGCGCTCGACGACCTGCTGGGTGACACCGCTGCGTAGCCGACGCGCGTTCCGTGCTCGATGCGCAGGGCTACCTGTCCCGCGTCGTCGCTCCAGGCGCCTACTACGCGTTCGCCTTCCAGCGGCCCGGTCAGACAGGGATTACGCACCGGTTCTGGCCGCAGTCAGAGTTAACCGCGGCAGTTAACTGGCTGAGCCAAGTCAGCAGCACCCACGATGTCTGGGTAGGCGTCGCGAGCTATCGCGACGCCGAGATGCACGGCGTCGACGGCGCCGGCCAGCAGCGGTTCAGGGGGAAGCGCACCCAGGCCAATGCCGAGAACTTGAAGTGCTTCTGGTACGACGCCGATATCTCCCGGCCGGGTGACGGCAAGAACCCCGACCGGGTGTGGGCCAACGAGGTCGAACTCGGTAAGTGGCTGGCCCAGGCCAAGGCCGGCGGCTTGCCGATACCAAACCTCTGGATCAAGTCGGGTTACGGCATCCACTTCTACTGGGTGCTGGACACCGCGCTATCGGCCGCCGACTGGCTGCCATACGCGCGGGCGTTCAAGACTATGCTGGCAACCCTGGGAGCCAGGGGCGATATCGGCATATCGGCCGACAGCGCCCGTATCCTGCGGCCGCCCGACACCTTTAACTTCAAGGTGCCATCGTCGCCGGCCCCGTGCTTCGACCGGACGCCGGCTAAATACCAGTTGCCCCCCGAGTATCCATTGGGAAACATCCTCGCCGCTCTGCAACCCTTTGCTACTACTGGTAGTAACCCCCTCGGGAAACCGCCCGCCGGGGTCCGGGTTAACAGCGGTTTACTGAAAAACGCCAAGGCTGGCATCACCAAGCCGCCGCCTTACGACTTCGACACGATCGCCGCTGCGTGCCCGCAGGTTGCCCGCACCCTCGACGAGGGCGGCGAGCACGACACCTACGCCATGTGGCACCACATGAATAACCTGGCGTATGCCTGCCGCAACGACGAGGCGGCGCACCGCATCGCCGTGAAGCACGCGACATACAGCCAGGCCGACACCGACAGAAAACTGGCGCTGACCAAAAAAGAACGGGGCCAGAAAGATTTCGGTGCGCCGCTGTGCACCAGCATCGACTTCGAGCGCGCCGGGGTCTGCCAGAGCTGCCCGCACTGGGGGAAGATCAAGTCGCCCTACTCGCTGGGCAAGCCGGTTTTTGTCCCCGGCGAGATGCCGCCGAACTACCGGCAGACCGAGGACGCCATCCAGCAGTGGGTCAAGGACGACTGGACCGAGCTGATCTCCGGCGTCATGTCGGACGTCCAGCTGTTGCGCTACGGCGACGGCACCTACCGCCTGACCTACGACTACACGCTCTCCGGGCAGTGCCACCACATTGCGGTTAACGAAGGTGACCTGTTTATCGGCGCCGACCGAATGCGGCAGGCGCTAATTCGGCAGGGGGTTAGCCTCAACCGCTACAACACATCGCATTATGGGGACCTCCTCATGTCATGGATCGAGGAGCTGCGCCGCAACCGGATGTACATCGAGGCGCCGCCGCCCTTTGGTTGGGTAACCGACGAGGATGGCGAGTATCTCGGCCTCGCTGTCGCCGGCACTGTCTATCAGGTAGATGGCAGCGAGGCGCCGGCGCAGCCTGGCGACCGCAAGATCAACGAGAGCTACCGGCCCAAAGGATCAATCGAGAAGTGGCGCGAATCGGCCGAGTTCGTCACCAAAGACCGGCCGGACCTACAAGCTCTCGTCGCCGCCGCCTTCGCGGCCCCGTTGATGGAGTTCGTCGGCGAATCGGCAGTCATGAGTGTGTGGTCGAGCCGCTCCGGGGCGCGCAAGACCAGTGCGTTCCGCATCGGCACCAGCGTGTGGTGCAACCCGATCACCGGCATGAGCGCGATTCGCGACACGACCAACTCGGTGCAGCATAGCCTCGGCGAGACCCGGATCATGCCGGTCTACTGGGATGAAATCCACGCCGCCGGACGCGACCAGATTGCGACGATGGTGGAGATGGTCTTTAACATTACACAGGGCAGAGGCCGCAGTAGGCTCGATCCGACAATCCAACAACGTGACGTCGGATTCTGGCGCACCCTTATGGTCTTGTCGGCGAATCGGTCTATTGGCGAGATGATCGAGCAGGACCGGGCGCACACCAACGCCGGCGCTTTGCGAATCTTCGAGTTTCAGATGGAACCGCAGGGCAATGCTGCGCTGGAAGCCTCGACCCTGGTAGCCCAAGTCGAGCGCAACTACGGGCACGCCGGCAGGATTTTCGCCGCCTGGGTTGTCCAACATATCCCCGAGGTTAGGAAATTCGTCGAGGAGCTGCGCCGCCACCTCGGCCGCGACCTACACCACGTAGACCCCAACGAACGCTTCCACGTCGCGGCTGTCCTCGGACTCGTCGCCGGCGCCCACATCGCTAGTAAGCAACTGAAGCTTCTCGACCTCGACGTCAAGGCGATCTACCGGTTCCTCGTCGATCAGCTGCTCGAACAGCGATTCGCCCGAATGGAAGATGCGCCGCTCGATGACGAGGCCAAGCACCTGGCCAGAACCTTCGAGCGGTTTATGTCCGATTGCGTCGACGAACTGATGGTAACGCAGTCGTTCAGCCCGGTCGGGCGCCCTAGGGTTGGAATGATAGGGCAGGACCGCGTCAAAGTAATCAAAAGTCCAGGACCGCAAAGCGCGCGGGCGATGATCCACATCGGGCTAGACGAACAGAAACTGCATCTCGACCACAACCGGTTCAAAGAGTGGTGCTTTGAAAACAAGCTGTCTGCTAAGGCGATGTTTATTCTAATGGACAAGCTATGGCCGGTACACAGGACGCGGGCTATCCTTGGCGTCGGCACAAACTGGTCGTCCGGCGCAAAGGTTAACTACTACGTAGTATCCCTGGCCCAGCCAGGATTGCGGCATCACCTGAAGTGGGGCACGCCCAACCCCGACACCACCAACGTCGTCGAGCTGCCGCTGCGCGACCCGGCCGAATAGCGTCAACTTTCCTTTGGGCAGTTGTCACTTTACTGTTCCACGTTGTCAACATTCAGGGTGCTGATCGCGGCGATGCTCCGTTCGTGCGCGGTCATGAAGGCGCCGGCAAAGGCGTTTGTGCCGGACCACGCCCGGAGCCGGGTCCACTGTTCCTGGTGCCAACGCAGGACCGCGTCGCGCATCGACTGCTCGCCTTGGGCGCGGCTCAAGGCGAGTTTATCGGCATATTCGCTGATGACCCGCTGTTGCCGTTGGTCGTAGGCGGCCATCCGATCCAGCGCGGCCTGGCTCTCGGTGAGTTCTGTCCGCTGTTCGGCGAGTAACCCTCGCAGCACCTCGATCTCTTTTCGCAGCGCTGGCTCGGGGGGATGCGCGGCAAGGGCGGCGTTCCAGCCGTCGCGGTAATTTTGGTTCTTTGAACGATCACCCGTGCCGTCGCAGATTACGCAAGGCGACCACACGCTCGGCCCAAGCATCACACGCCCTTGGTTACACGAGCACGGGGTCGGTGGCGGCGCGCTCCACATCTCAACCCTTGGCCGTTTTGCCGGCTGCCGCCTTATCGGCTTTGACGAAGTCCCGCGCCACCTTCTGCGGGATTTTTAGCTTCTTCGCGAAGGTGGGGTCGTGCGCCGCAGCTCTCATGGTCCGTGCCTGAACCTTGCTCACGGAAGGCATATGGATAGCTCCTATATGATATACTCGGCAGTATGCGACGGGGCCAACGAACAGTCATTAAGATTTGCGCGTGTGGATGCTGGGAGTTGATTCAACCATACCTTAACAAGCATACCGGTCGAGTATCTAGTTATCCAAAGTATATTCCCGGGCACGGTACTATAGCCAAGAGCAGCCGTGAACGAGGCGTACCAAAAGGAGGACTACCAATCGGCACGATTAGTCTTCATCACAGCACTAAGTCATTAACATACCGTGTTATAAAGACAGAATTTGGGTGGGAGTACGAGCATCGAGTTGTCATGTCGTCTATACTTGGTCGTAGACTGGAAGCATGGGAGCACGTCCATCACGACAACGAAAATACGGTAGACAACTCACCAAATAATCTTGTGCTAACTACGAAATACGACCACCCCGGCATACACGGCGCTCGAATTGGATGGGCTAAGGCCCATGAATGCTGCCGCGACTGCGGCACTACGGCCCGGCGCCACGTTGGTCGTGGGCTTTGCACGGCCTGCTACCAGCACTCCCGAAACAAAATATAGCGTCGTCCTTGCAGAACCCCCCCATTTGCGCGACCGATCACTCGTGTCGGCTGCTGGGCATCGGTGGGGGCCTCCCGACAGAGTCCCACAAAATACAGTGCGATAAGGATTGCGTGAATCCCTCTTCTGCGCGACCGTGTAGGACTTCTATTTCGCGGGGGTACACCAACGAGTTAGCCCAAAAGCAAAACCCGCCCTGGGAGGGCGGGTCCGCATTAGACCTCTTGGGGAGGAAACTCGACCTGGCAGTCGAGATCCTCCCCGATTTGATCGGCCTTCGCAAGAGAAAAATTTTCTTGCCACGGACGAGCTGCGCCTGGAGCGGGCCTCCTCCCGACGCGGGTTGCTTTGCAACCCAAGGGGAAACGTGTCCAGACAGACGATCTATCAAGGGTTTGAAGACCGCGTACCGCTAGACCGCGAGGCCAAGGTGCGGCTCATGCACCTGGCGCGGGCGCTGAAGCACCGCACCGAAAAGGGCAAGCACTACGGCCGGCTCACCGGTAAGTTCTGCGACGTGCTGCACGCCCTGGTCTGGCTGATCCACGACGGCAAGACCGGGCAGTGCAACCCCAGCTACGAGACGATCGCCGCCAAGGCCGAGTGCTGCCGCGCGACAGTGGCCACGGCGATTCGGGCACTGGAGGACGCCGGGCTCCTGTCGTGGGTGAATCGGTTCGTCCGCAAGCGGCAGCGCGAAGGCGGGGTGTGGGTCACGCGGCTGGTGCGGACCAGCAACGCCTACATCCTCCGCCCGCCAAAATCCAAGGCTCCCGTAACTAAGTCTAAAATTCCGTCGGGACCCCTAGAGAAAATAAAAACTAACTTACCAATCACCCCCGAATCGGCGTGGGCGTTCCACCTCGAACAGCAGCGGCGGCTGAACCTCCGCGTATAAAGGCGCGCCTAGACGGCGCTTGCGCCCGCCCACAGCGGGCGCTGATAAGGAAAAGATTGCATTCGATAAGAGGGACGGGCTTCATGTGGCCAGTTCCCCCGTCAACGTCCGAGTTAACGTGGGGAAACTTATGGTCTACAACCTACAGGAAGCCGGCAACGCGGTCGGGATGACAAGGACCGGCATCCTGAAAGCGATCAGGCGCGGCACCATTTCGGCGACCAAATCCGAGACCGGCGGCTGGTGCATCGAGCCGACGGAACTGCACCGGGTATACGCACCAAAAGTGCCCGAGTTAATTCCAGTCAACCCGACGGATACCGTCCTTAATGAGGTTCGAGCGCGTCTCGCCGACGCTCAAGCCATAATCCGCGACCTACAGGCTCGCCTTAGCGAGTCGGACCGGGAGCGAACTCGGCTCACGACGATGCTGACCGACCAGCGACCGAATCGCCGGTCGTGGTGGCGATTCGGGTCAAGGTGATTTGCGGTTCGCATCCTCGATCAGCTTCAGTACGGCGGCACAGGTTTCGGCAACGGCCAGCCGCGTCCCGACCAGATCGAGGATGCAGCCCGCCTTGGCGGTAAACAGCTTATTAGAGCCTCGGCCAGCCGACCCCAACGTGACCTGTAGAGCGACAATGTGCTGAGGTGAGACCGCGATCTCGACGCCGTCCGGCCGGTGCAGCACGATCAGTTGTAACCCGATCGCTGCAACGGCCGGCGACATTAGGTACCGGCCTCGCACCGGCTTGGACCGCTCACTCGTCTCCCGTCAGGTTGTTCGCCGCCCACAGCAGCGCGCCCGCCGCCTCCAGGGGGGCGCACTCACCCCACGCTCTGACACCAGTGCTGATGACACCCGGTCGGCGCGACACTAGGACCGCGACGATAAAATCCAGGTCCGCGTGCTCGCCGGCGTCGATCTCATCAGCTAGCTCCCTCAACTTCGCCGGAATGTCGTTCGCCAGGCTCGGCAGTTTGACGATGTTCATCGCTCACTTCCTCAAACCATTCCTTGGCATCAATCTCGACGACACGTAACGGCAGGTTGAGGTAGGCGGTAACGTCTTTCCCAAGGGCGACAATCCCTTCGAGCCTTTCCCGATCGCCGCGCTCCAAGGGCGCTCGGGCAAACACCGTGCCCGCCGGCACCGTCACGTCCATGGTCAGAGCGAAAGTCCGGTCGGGGTTTTTGGCGTAGTCCTTAGCCATTCGGGTTGTCCCTCTTTAATAGATGCCGCAGCTCGCCAATCACCCGCAGGGCAGGGTGCACCGGTGGTGATGCATCACACGCCTGATCACCCGAGCAGCAGTGATCAAAACCGGTGCCGCCGCAAACTTCGCAGGGGTAGGGAAACAATTCGTTGCCGGGCCAGCTCCGGCGCAGGACGTGACCGGTGCCAAAGCAGGCTTCGCACCTCACCCCGGCACCTCGCGATTGGCTGCCTCAAGAAGCCTCTGGGCGTAGACACGCAGGACCTCGCGGCTGACGCTGATCCGCATCCGCGTTATCTCGTTCGCGCGGTACATGTCGAGATGGACGATGTCGCCGGTGCCCTCGTCGCTCACCTGGAGGCGGCCGGGGAATATCGTGCCTTCCATACCGGCCACCTCTCTTTCCATCGCCGCGAGCTTTTCTGGCCAAGTCGGAAAGCGCCACCAGAAGAGCAGCTCGGGGAGGCCGGAAGCTCGCCAAAACATCATCCCACCCCACCCCGTCGAGGCGGGGGGTCAGGTCTGGCATCTTGATCATCGCGGTCGATCTGAGCCTCGGCCAGGAGCCAGAACTCCTCGTCGCGATGCGGAGGTTTTCCAGCCTGCTCCCACAAAAGCTGCGCACGTTGACGGATACGTGTCTCGCGTTTAGTCATCTTAATTCACCGCAGGGCCGGGAAAGGCGACGTACCGCCGATGACCAATGTAACCAACCAAATCAACGCCAGTAGGGCGATGATCAACAGTCCAAATTTATCAACCTGGGGCGGAATGGGTAGGCCGATGTACCGCAATACCCAAAGAACCGCCAGGAACACTCCGGCAAGCAGCACGACTGCCAATAAAACCCACAAGACCCCAACGATTAAAGGCCCCATCACGTCCCCCAATAGGCCAGCGCGGCCAAGGACAGGATCAACACCAGCACCCACAGCCACAAGTCGACAAAAGCAGCAAAAGCGTTGTGCCGCTTGGGTGAGTGGAGGCTGCCCGCGATTATCAGCCGCTCGACCTTGGGCATTCGGTTCCTCCGAAAAAAGGCGCGGGGGCCACACGTTACGAGGTGTAATGGGGGCCATCGAACCGGGCCGCCCGCGCGCCCCTCGCGGGGTTCTAAATTATAGGAATACTATAATGCCTTCCGGCCGGTTTTGGCGAGGCGGAAAAAGTTTTTCGGGTCAAGTTCCGCCGCCAGCATCGCCGCCTCCAGCTCGCGGCAATAGGCTTCGTTCCGCGCCGCGTCGCGCTCGTCGAGGTCGAACAGATCGAGTTCGGGCGGCGAGACATTTACTACCGGTAGTACCGACCTCATGGGTTGGCGAACCGGACCAGCTCGGTGCGCGAAGCGACGTCGCGCTTGGCGACGCCGCGCACCCCGTAGAGGTTTGGCTGCGCATTGATGCGGGCCTGCTCTCGGAGGCGCTGCTGAATCATCTGGCCGGTGATCGGATCGGCTGGGTTCTCGGTGTTGAACCGCTTGATCTCCTCGATGACCCCCTTGCGGTCGGCGGGCGCCGCCTGCACCAGCCGTTTGAGGATCTTACCGTGGGTGTGCTCCGACACCTGCTCGGCGAGCTGGATGACGCTGCGACCCGCACGCGCATCCGACACACTCGACGGGATAAACCCGAGGCCCTTAGTGATAGCAGCCCCGGCAGAGAACCTGTCGGCCGGCAGGATCGTCAGATCGCCGCGCGGCGTCGTCACCCCCCGGTCGCTCCAGACCCAAGCTTCCGCCGGGTCGCGAACAATGCGCGGCATCATCTTAGCGATAGTTTCCCGGCGCATGTCGCCGCCGATAATCTTGCCTGCCGACTCGACCATGCCGGCCGCCGTGTCGCCGGAGGCGCCGGTGATAACCTGGACCGCAAGCTCCATCATTCCGGTCTTGTCGAACGACCTCAACTCGGGAACACCCAGGAGATTGGTGAACTGCAACGAGCGGTGCACATCGAGGCCGGCGGCCATCGGGACGCCGCGAGCAAACATATCGGCGACGGTCTTGCTGCCGGTCATGTCGCGGACCCAGTTGCGGCTCTGTGCCTCCCACATCGAGGCGGTGCTCGGCCGATCCCCACCGGACACCCAATCATATAGGCCAAGGCCGAACATCACCGGCAACGAGCCGAACACCGAGGCCGCGACGCCGCCGTAGAGGACGGCGTGGCTGGCCTGGAGGAGGGCGAGGGCTTTGTAAGCCTCGCGGCGCTCGACCGACCCAGCCGCATTGCGGATACCGGCCGCCAGCAGGTTGCCCTGCACACCGTACATGTGCAGCCCGAACTGCTTGAACTGGGTGACCAGCGGCGCGAACCTGCCGGCCGCCCCCTGCACCGTCGCGAGGCGCGACTTGTTGTGGAAGTTGTAGTCGGGCTGGCTGTCGCGAGCCATCTGCATGGCGTAGTCGAGCGCCCCGTTGACGTCCTTCCCGCCGTTCTTCTTCAGCTCCAGCACAAAGGCAGCCTTGGCGGTCCCGACCCGCATCATGCTGTCGAGCGCGTGGTCGCCGGCGCCGGCCACGTCGAGAAAGCGCGAGATAAACCCCAGCTCCTGACCCAGAATCTTCGCGCCGAACCCTTGTGGCCCGGCCATGCGCTGAAGCTCGCGCATTTTTGTGTGGTCGATCAGGTTGGCTTGATTGAGCCGGTCGATCAACAGGTCGACATGCGCGGCGGCGATATCGGAGCCGGGGCGCTTCAACCGGGCGCGGTAGAGGTCCGACAGAATCCAGTTGGCAGCCTTAAACTCGCGGTTCCACGCCGCCATAGCATTACGACCGGCGGCGCCGGCCGCCGTGCCGGACAGCTCGGCGAAGGCGCTGGTGACGGCACCAGCGGCGGCAAGATTGTGCCGCGCCGCAATGAGGCTGGTCGCGGCTATGTGGGTGCCGGCGAGGTTCATCACGTAATACGCCGGCCGCAGCAGGGTGTTCAGCACGGTCAGCGACGTTAGGCCGCGCGTTCCCCGACCGGTCCAGTCAGCCGAGACATCGCCATCGGCCGGGGCCATGCGGCGGCGCAACTCCTCGGCGCCGGTCTGCGCGATCGCTACATCGCGGGCGCTAGCCGGAGCTGACGCCGGACCACGATTCGGCCCCCGCAGACCCAGTACTTCACGGTCGACCTGATACAGCGTCCGGACCGCCTCGCCACCGTGCGTCAGGTGCCCGATGCGGGCGGTGTGCGCCAGAAAATCGACGAGCAGGTTGCGCGCCTGGTCGGTCGAGGCGCCGGCGATACCTTCCCGCTTCATCGTGCGGGTCGCGGCGCGGGTGCCCTGCTGGATCAGCTGCCCGGCGTACATGTCCCGCAACACATCACGCGCCGTACCGGTCAGCCCAGCGCGGTCCATCGCCCGGTCGAGGGTGGAGAGCGCCTGCTGCGGCACCAGGTCTCTGGGCAGAGCCTTAGATTTTACAAAGACTTGGCTCACGTCGCTGCGCTTCGTCAGCAAATCGTCCCGGAACAGCCGCGCCGCCGAGGCGGTCTCGAACATCTGGACGATGTAGTTCGACTTGCCGTGCTCGCCGGCCGAGACGATGTACTCGCCGTGCCGGCGAAGTGGGAAATAGTCGCCGTCGACAAACCCTGCCTTCTGCGACTCGGCGATCAGTTTGACCAGATCGGACTTGGTCTTCCACCTCTCGCCCATCATCCGGGCAACCGGAGTAGCATCAGCCCGGGCCAGGACATCCTCAACGCCTTGGCGGGTCCGCATCTGCTCGCGGATCACATCGTGCTCGGCAGCTTTCAGGTCCGGGAACGACCGCTCGACGAAGTCCTTGACCGCCGCCTCGCGCTCGGCCCGGTACAGCTCGTTGTGGTACTCGTTGACCTCGCGGTAGGTCTGCCGCGCAGCGGGGTCGAGCGCGTCGAACCGGTCCTGTAATGCGCGCTGAATATCAATCTGATCCTGGGTCCGCACATGACCGTTGCGCGACGGCTCGATCACCGACATCCCGGCCTGTGTCGCATCGGTCATCAGTATGTTGACCGCCCTCGCGTCGGGCCCTTCGGTCAGCTCCTTGCGCAGCCGCATCGCCTTGTCGATGCTCGCCTCTTTCCGCGCCTCGCCATTGGGACCATGCGTCGTGATCTCGCGCATCCGCTCGGTCTCGGACGTGCGCGTCACGTTTTGCAATGCCCTGCGATGCGCCGTGACCGATGGCGTCAAGTGCCTAATAAAATCGTGGATCGCGCTCGTCGTGGCGCCTTGCATCGCGCCGCGCAACCCGACGCGCCAAACCGTATCGAGCTTGTCGCCGGCGGCAGTCCGACCAACTTCACGCAGGTTCTTGAGGCTAAGCTCGTCCCGCAACTCGGGCCTAACCTCAAGGACATCACGGTTAGCCTTGATGCTCTCGGCGCGGGCCTTCATCAGCTCGGCCCGATAGTGGCCGCCCATCTCGGTGATATCAGCCAGCGGCCGAAAGACGTGGTCGAGGATCGAGTCGTTACCCGGCAGCCCGAAAATCTGACGGACCGTGCGCTTGAAGGCGTCCCACAATGACGAGACGCCTCGCGACCCCAGCCCGGCGCTGTCCAGCATCGCCTTCAGTTGCGGGCTGGCCTTGGTTTGGGACAATACCCGGGCGACCCCAGGCTCGGTAAAGACCTGGGTGATAATCTCGTGCGGCGCCCCCCCGACATATTCGCGCGTCGCGTACCCGACCGACCGCCGTTCCGCGTCGGTCATCGAGATATTGCGGTCGTTGAGGACTTGGGTGATCTCGTCGGAAATCGCGCGCAACGCGGTCTTGTGCGCCACCTCGCGGGAAGACAGGTTGATCTCGGGGGTATTAAAAACTCGGTGGACGTAATCGACCGTGGCGCCGTGCAGTCCCTCGTGCAACAGCGTTGTCAGGGCGCTACTAGAGGGTCTCTTCCGGATCGCCTTGGCGTTGAGTTCAAGGGTTCCAGACGCCGGGTCGTACCGGCCGTAAACCCCGTCGCCAAGGTCTTTATTAACGACCTCCAGGTTCGGCAGTATCCGCTTTAGAACGCTGGCCAGCGCGATATGCTGCGGCACAAACAACCGCGTCGGCCCGCTATTAATTACATCGTCGAGAAACCCGTGGAGTTTGCCGCCTTCGCCTTCCAGCCGCCGCAGTATCGGCTCGTTAACCTCGGGCCGCGTCGCCCGGTACGCCATAGCCTGCCCGGTCGTGTCGCCCAATACGCGCGCCTCGGGCATCGGCGGCGGCACGCCGCTTTCCTCGGCCCGCCGGAGTTCCTCGAACTCGCGCAGCGCCGCTTCGTAGCGGGCGCGGTTCGCCCGCACCGCGTCTTCCTGCTTGAGCAGTTGCGCGACGCGCTGGCGCAACTCATTGCGCACTTTAGAAGACCGCAGGTCCTGGCCGGTTTGCTCGGCGATAGAACGCAACGCCGTCTGTAGGTCGGCCTCGGTGCTAGGCTTCTCGACCGTCTCCAAAGCGGCACGCAGATAGTCGCCCAAGTCGCGGTGCTGGCGCGGCGCGCCAGGCCCCCGCCCGGCCTCGCCGACGTCTTTCTGGACGCCGTACTCGCGGTGCGCCCTGGCGACCGACATGCGGCCCGCCACCACCTCCGACATCAATGCTGGGGCGATGCGCTCGGAGACATTGGTGCCGACCGGCCGCTCCGACCCCGGTCTCGGCTGCGGTACGTCGCGTGCCACGCCGGTGCGGATGCCCGCCTTATCCTCGATTTCGACGCGCGCGCCGCGGGACATTGGGGTCGAAGTCGACCTGGTCGACTGCGCCGGCTGAGTTGTTACATCCGCCGCCTCGCCAGGGGTGGCGTAGGCGCCGGCTTTGGTGCGCGGACCGGTCGTCTCCTGACGGTAGAGGTCGCGCAGCTCGGCGACTTTCATCGTCCTGGTGTACGACGGCCCCAGCCCCAGCTCGCGCAACGCACCGCGCAGTTCGGTCGCGGTCATCTGCTCGGCGGGCTTGGCGGCGGCGCGCTCAGCGGTGCGCAGCGGCCCCGCCAGACTGCTTCCCGGGATACCGCCGCCGCTACTACGCGTAGTAGGGGAGGGGCTATTTTTCGTACGATCTGACTCGGCACTTGTTACAGTTGTTTCGGTCTCGGTTTGTTCAGGTTTCGCCTTTTCTGCCCGCCGCGCAGCGCCCTTAGCCTTGACCTCTTCAGCCTTGGTAGGTGTTTCACCTGACGGTGTCTCAGGCACCGCATCACGACCCACTTCAGCCGCCGGCTTAGCCTCAGCAGCTGCCGGCGGCGCTTCTTTTACAGGTTCTATATTTTCGGGTCGCCGTGTCGCCTCGGCCGACCGGGCACGGGCAAACTCGACTGCTTGCTGCGGCGTGTCGCCAACCGAGATCACATGACCGTCGGCGGCTTTGACCACATGCCCGACGCCGCCATGGTCCGGCTCGACCGTCCAGCCCTCGGGGGTACGTGGCCCCGGCGGGGTGGCGGTAGGACCGCGCGTCGAAGGCTCGGGTGCTGCCGGCTGCTCGACCGTGCCGATCGGGCGCAATGCCGCCTCGCCCGGCTGAAACGGACGCGGTGCGGCAGGGGTCGGCTCGACCGTGCCGGGCAATTCCGGCTGTGCACCGGGTGGGCGCGCGCCCAGCTGCGGCTCGCCCAACCCCGGGATCGGCGGCTCGGCCCCCGGCCGTGGCACAGGCGGCTCGTTGCGCGGGATGTTCAGCTGCGTCTCGGCGATCGGCAGTTCGAGCTGCGGCCCGCCGACCGGCGTGGGGCGCACAGGCCCGCCGCCTGAAGGCGAAGGCGGGGGTGGCGGCGGCATTGGTTCTGGTCCGACGGGCGGCGGCACGGCGGCAGTCGCTTCCGGCGGGCGCCCAGCCAGATCGAGTTCGCCCTGCACCGGCTCGGGGCCTCGGGGGACCGGCGGCACGATATCGCCCAGCGGCTGCCGGCCGGGACGAATGCCCGGTAACTCCATCTGCTCGCCCTGCACCGGCGGCCGCTCGCCGGTGCCGGAGGGCAGAGGCAATTCCATCTGCCCGGTTGGAGTCACCGGCGGCGGCCGCTCACCCCGGCCGCCGGTCAGCGGCAACTCGCCCTGCGTCGGCTGCGTCGCGTCGAGCGCCGCCGCCTGGTCGTCGGCTATACCGGGCGTAGCAGCGCGACGACGCGAGGCCGCGTAACCAATAGCGCCAACCGCCGGCCCGGCGATCACACCGGTTGCCGCCGCCTCGGCGAGCTGCTCCCCGGTCGGCGGCGTGTACTGACCGGTCGCCGCCGCCTTCGGCAACGGCTGCGCCAACTCGCCAGCGACATTGAGCAGAGGCATACCGACGGTCGCGCGAGCGACGTTGTTGGTAAAACTCTTACCAGCCGCGCCGTGCAAAAATGGCGCCGGAGCACCGGCTACCGCCGCCCCGACCGCTGCTCCAGTGGCAACCGCAGCAAGATCGCCTTCGTTTTCTTCCGCCGCACGATTGGCCCCCTCCATCGCGCCAAACACCACCATGCGCGGTACGCCAGCAAGCACATAACCCGCCAGCATCGGGACCATTTCACCGACCTTACCGGCGATATAACGCGGCGCGTTCGACGGGTCGTTAAAGGCCGCTACGACGCTCGGAACAGTCGCGCCATACTCCTTAGCCGCCTCCTCCATGCGCTTTGCCAGCGCCGCCTTGTCGCTCTTAACGGTCGCCGCCATCCACTCGCTGCCGGTCCAATCGGCTAGCTTCTGCTCAACGGCGTTGGCCACGCCTTCGAGCTGGTGCAGAGCCGAGACGGCGCCACGTTGAATACCGCGCCCAACCTCGCCGACGATCCCGGGTGGTGTCGGCGGCTTCTCTTCCTCTGCCCCGACGAGCTGCAACTCGGGCGCGTCCGGCACCCGCATCCGCTCCAACGCCGCCGGGTCCTGGCCGATAGAACCAAAAGAGGGGCGCGCGGTAGCGACGGCCTGCTGCCGCGATTCCGCCGCCAGGATCTCCTGCTGTAGCTTGGCCCGCTGCGACCCTTCGGGGTACTGACGCGACGTGCGTGCCCGAAGGTCGGCCATAACCGACGACGACGCCGGCAACGCCAGATCGCCACCGCCGCCAAAATCCTCGGCTACATCGTCGTCACCACCGAGTGCCGATTGCGCAGGTAATGCCTGTAATGTCTGCCCTTGCGCGTACCCCAGCGAGGTGGACGGATCGAAGCCGTCTTCGAGCGCCGGCACGGGTCAGCGCCCCGCCGCAGGTGGCGGCGTAGCGCCAATGCGGGGCGGCGGCGCCGCCGGCGCCGCCGGGGCAAACCGCTGCGCCGCATAAGGACTGAGGTAGGCAACCGGTCGGTTGGTCGCCCGGTCGACCACCAGCCCGCCGCCATCGTTAGCGGCTTCTACCTTGAACCGGCCGCCCTTCGACCTAGTGGTGAGATCGACGGCGATGTCCTTACTCACACCGCCACCCATCCGGTCGTTGTTCAACATCATGTCCTTGAACAGGTCGATCTGCTGGGCCAGCGCCGGGGTCATCTCGGTCTTATTCCCGGTCAGGTCTTGCAGACCGAAAAACTTTTCTACCTGGCTGTCGATATGGGCGACGCGCGGATCGACCTTACCGGCACCGGCGCCGGGTGCGGCTTTGCCCGCCAGCACCGCGCGGTAGTGCAATGTCTGTGTTTCGGCGCTCTGGTCGGCGCGCCGTTCAAGCGACGGTAAGAGATTCCGCTTGTAGTGAGCGTCGGCTTCCTTGTCGGCGATCTCGGCGTTGGTCTTCTGCGACTCGCGGACCGTCTTCATAAATGCTTGCGGATCGCGGGTGATATTCATCATGCCGAGGAGTTTTTCCTTCGTGACCTCGAACGGGGCACCGGTCGGCTTGCGGGTATCTTCGTTGTACCGCTGCCCGATAATGCCCTTGGGCGTGACGTGAAACTGGGCGAGGCCGCCGTCGGGCGCGGCGAAGTAACCCATCGCAAGCTGCCGCGCGGCGCCCTCGTTGTCGCCCAGCTCCATCATCTTATAGGCGCTCATCAGCGCCTGGTTAGAGCCGACGTGCGACATCTGAAAGATCATCTCGCGGGCGCGCTGCGCCCCCTCGACGTCTCCCGTCCGCATAAACGCCGAAACCATCGAGTTCTCGATAGCGCGCCAACTGTCATTAGGCGTCATGCCTCGGGGGACGTTGTTGACCATGTAAGAAAAAAAGCCGCCGACATTGCCGGACTTAGACGCCTGGATTGCCGCCTGCGCCGTCGCGGTCGGCGTCAATGTGCCGGCATCGGTGAGGCGCAGCGCCTGCGGCGCCGACCCGGGCTTGGCGTCCGGGTCGATACCCTCACGCACAAATGTCTGAGCCTCGGCCGGCAGATGCCGCAGCTGCTCCTGCCGCGTCATGCGCGACAGCTCATTAACCCGACCGGGGTCAAGGTAATAGGCGGCGATGGAAGAGGGGGTCCGTGCGCCGTACATATCCCGGGTCTCGCGGTACTTCAGCGCGCCGACGATCAGGTTGGTGTGCGGGTCCTCGGCGGAAATCGGGTTACCCTGACGGTCCCGGAACAGTTCCGGACGTTCTTTTTGGTAGCGCGCAATATCGGCCTCGGTCAGCCCGGCTAGCCCAACCCGGCCTTTCTCGTTGTAATTCGGATCACCCTTACTGGCGGCATAGACCAGGTTGGCGTAGTCCCAAGAACCGATGCCGGCGGCCGTCGCCGCCTGGATGATGCCGTCGTGCAAAGCGGGGTCTGACTTCTCCAACTCGACCAGGAACCGCGGGCTGATCGACGCCTTCGCAGTCGCGTCGGGGTATTCCTCGCGGCTGCGGCTTCGGGTTGCCGATGTCGGCGTACCCGGCGCGCCCTTTGGTTTGATCGGAGCCTTCGGGTCGAACTTCGGCGCTGGAGCTGGGGCGGGTGCCGCCGTCGGCTTGTCACTACTGGTAGTAACTGCCGCCGCCGCCGGTTTTCTGTCGCCGGGCGGCCTACTGCTATTGTCGACAACCGCCGCAACGACGTTGCTAAGAACGCTCGGCGCGCCCTCGACCTTTGGCTCGGCACCCGTTTCGCGCGCCTCAAGAATAGCGCGGGTCGCAGGGGAGGCACTGGCCGCGCCGGTGCGCTGTAGATACTCATCCTTTGCGCTCAAGCCGGGCCGGGGCGACGGCTGTTCCGGCGGGTTGATGTCCTCGTAACCCACGCGCGGCGTCGACGACGGACCCGTAGCCGAGGGCGCCGGCATCGCACCTTGAACCGCGCCGGCGGCCTGTGTCGCCATGTCGCCCAGTGCCGAGGGCGTAACCCGGGCAATAGGCGGCGGCGCGACACCCGGCTCCTCCTGGTCCGACACCGCCTGCATCCGCGACGCAGGTTGCTGAGCCGAAGTAGGTGGCAACTGTGCGGCCTGATACATCTGCTGGGCGGTACCAGCCAAAGACGAGGGCGTGATCCGATCGGGCATCGGCGGCGCCAGGGCCGGCTCCTCCCGGTCAGACACCGCGATCATCCGCGACGCGGGTTCCCGCGCCGAGGGCGGCGGGATCTGAGACCTCGCCCATTCGTACAGATCGTCGAGCGCGCTCGGCATGGCCTACCTCGGAAAAAGAGCGGAGTTGCGCCCAGCCAGCGCGGCCTTACTCGCGTCATCCGCCCTCCGATCAGACTCCAGGTTCCAAGCTCGAACGCTTGGGTACCATTTACCGCCGATCACGACGCCTTTGTGGCCGGGAGCAGTGATCTCGCCAGGTGCTGGCGTGAACGGCGGCGGTGCATCCTGTTGCTGCCGCAGCTGAGACAAAACCGGGCGCGGCGGCGTCTCGACCTTGATTGGCGGTGTTGCTGTCGGCGCCGTGGGAGCCGCCGGCGTCATCGCCGCCGCAGCTGCCGCTGCGTCCGGGCGGGGAGTCAAAGCCGAGATAGCCGATGGGGTCGACACCGGGTTGGGGGTCGGCGGCGCGACCGCCGGCGGGGCGTACATCTGCGCCGAACCGTCCGCCATCGTGGGTGCCGGCGGCGCCGATACCGTCGACGCGGGCAACGCCTTTATCGCAGCTGTCGCCGCCGACGCCAGCGACGGCGCAGCAGCCGGGCCGGATGCCGCCTTGGCGCGCTGACCCTCCAGATCGGGAGCAGGCGCCGTCAACCCGCCACCGAGGTCGGCAGACGGTTCCATGTTGAGTGCCGAGGGTGGTTTAGCAGCGCCAGCGCGTGCCGCCGCCGTCGCCGCGCCGCCTAGCAACCTCTCGTTAGCCAGCGCAACCTTTAGCTTAGGGTTATACGGCACCCAGTGCCGCAGCCCATCGACGACATAAGCCTTCTCCGCGACTGCGTCCTGGTCGGCAGGCAGCCTGAAATTAGGCGCCTTACCGGTCTCCTGCTCGACCATCCTGGCGTATTGCTGCCACGTCCCTGGCTGAAACTGGTAAAAGCCGGTCGCACGAGAATTATCGACGCTCGGCCGATCGGGAAACCCGTAAAATCCCTTCATGTCCGGGAATTTAGTGGTGTCGCCGACACCATACCCCACGGCGTAATCACCGTTACTTTCGTACTTCCCGATGAGCGGCTTAATCTGCGGCCACAGATTCGGATCGCCAGGAGTAGACCGCGACGACGCCTGGTATTCCGGTGGCTTAATCTCGGCTGGGGCATCGGCCGGTGGCGCCGTCGAGGTGCCGGTACTCGGCTGGACCGTATCGGTACCTTCGGGGTTGAAGGTTGCTTTGATCGTAGCCTGATCGTTGGCCAGCGCCTCGGCACGCTTAGCCGCCGCGTGCTTCTCGGCGTTGCCCAACATTTTTTCACGCGTTTCCATCAGCGCGGCGGTCGCCTTCGCCCCCTCGAACAGACCGTCGACAAACGAACCAAGCATATCAACCTCCCAACGCGCTCATCGTGGCACGGTTGTAGTCGACCGCCCGGTACCCGCTATCGGTCATAGCGACCGCGCGCGGGTCGATCCGCGCGACCTCGTCGGCCATGTAACCAACGTGACGCTCGGGGTCGCCGCGATATCGGAAGGAGTGAACCGGCAAGGCGCCGATATGACCGACGATCTCGTCGTCTTCTTTCAGCCGGCGATCGGACATAATCCACGCCGAGCCAAGACCACCGACGATCTTACCGATGCCATTCCACAGGTTCTGCTGCTGCTGGACCTCGGATTGGTAGCCCGCCATCTGATTCTGAAAGCCGCTATTGAGTGCGCTGGCGCCGACATTCAGCGCCGCCGCCTGATTGCCCAACGCCGTGGTGCCGCCGCTGTAGAGACCGCCCGCCGATGAACCGTACTGGCCGGCGAGCGTCGTGCCAGTAGTCGGACCGCCGAGGTAACCATACGCGGTCGGGCTGCCGCCGGCCGTAGCACCGGTACCGTAGACCGCGTTGGCGCCACTAATGCCGGCGCCACCGACCTGCCCGGCTTGTAGACCGCCGGAAGCGCCGCCGGTCGCCGCCTCGATCTGGCCGAGCGCAACCGTCGGGAGCTTCTGACCTATCGCTATGGCCTGTTGCTGTAATCCGAACCCGGTCAGCTCCTGGGCGCGGCGGGCCTGGGTCCCAGCCGACGCCTGGGCGGCGGCCTGACTTATGTCGGCTAAAGCCGACTCGCCTTGGTAGCGAGCCTCAGACGGGTCGATACCATAGGATCTGAGCTGGTCCTCGCGCGCCTTTTGTTGCTGCGCGAAGGCGCTGGAGACGTCGGCTTGCGCCGCCGCCGACGCCTGATCGGCCCGAGCCGGCGTGTTGTACTCCTGCGCCTGCCGGGCGAACTCAGCCTCCATCGGCGCAAACTGAGACATATACCGGGTGTAAGTATCAGCCGATTGCTCGCGGTTCTGCCGGGCTGCCAGCACCGCCTCGCTGGCGTTCTCGCCGGCGAGAGTAGACAGCGCCTGTTGCGACGACAGGTACTCCGTGGCAAACGGCCAGACCGTATTAAATTGCTGGCGCGCCCAGTCCTGCGCCTCCTTCGACATTTGAAAATATTCGTCGCTGCGCGCCGTCGCCTGGTCGGCGTACCGGGTCTGCGCTTCGAGCTGCTTCAAACCGAGATCGTACTGCATCTCGGCGGCAGCCGCGTCGCTGGCAGCCGCGTTGGTGCTCGCCGTAATAAAGGGCGTGTAGTCGGGGGCAGGCGGCGGCGATTCTTTGCCCATTTTTACTACCGTAGTAAGGGGTCGTCGTCGCTTATAGGAGCTATAATATTAGACCTGAAATGTCTCGGGCGATAGTCCAGCCAGGGACAGGTATCGCGGGTCATCGACAAAATGAGAGCGTGAACCCCCGGCGCGAACAGATCGTCGATCGCCGTCTCGACCTGCCAGCCGCCCCGCAGGTCGATCTCCAATACCTTCGGCCGGTCGGACCGCACGCAGGTCACCAGCTTGTGGCAGCCGCACTGGTTGAAGGCGTAGTCGAATACCAGCCAGGCCAGCTCGCGGCTAAACCAGCGCTTGTCCTCGCCGGCCATATGCGCCGCCCAGGAGTTGCCGAGGTAATCCATCAGTACGATGCCGCCGAGAATCTTCCCGTCGCGGTGCGAGGAGAAGCTGTGGTCGCAGCCCTCGTTAAAGCGCCCGCCGGCCCGCTCCATGATCCAGGCACCGGCCCCCGGCGCGTCGATCAAAATCTCACGCATCACCAATGCCACGTCTGAACGCTGACGGCGTATTGTCGAGGCGAACGTTGCGCGGCGGCGAGCGCCGCAAGCTGGCTCATAGCCATGATACGACCGCCAACCAGGGTCGCGACGACACCGCCGGGACCCCCGTCGCTAGGGTCGCCGCCCCCGCCGCCACCTATACCCCCATCACCGAAACCGATCCCGCCATCGTCAGGGTCTATCGGCACGATCGGCGTGCCGCCGGTCGACCCGTCGCCGTTGATCCCCGGCGGCGCCGAGTAAATCCCCAGGAACGTATTGCCGCCGGTGCCGGCGCATACCTCGGCCGCCGACGGAATGTCAATTGCCAGAACCTGACCGGGGGTAAACAACCCGGTGTTGATCGCGCCGACGACCGAACCGCCGCCACCTCCGCCGCCGCCGGTCGTCAGCCCGCCGTTCTTGCCGCAGCCGCCGGCCCCGACGATCAGCACGGTGTTGTTGGTCGTGCTCCAGTCGAGCGGGAAGGTGAACGGACTGGGCGAGTCCTTGGTAAGGACAATGACGATAGGCCCGGTGCCGGGGTCGTACTGGAGATAAATTACCCCTTCACCACCCAAAGCACCAAGACCGCCACCAGCATGACCCCCACCGCCGCCGCCACCTCCACCGCCATATAACCCGCCGACACCGCCATCGCCGCCGTGACCGGTGTCGCCCCAGTTCCCGCCAGACCCGCCTGAGCCGGAGCCAGAAGTGCCGTCCCACTCGGTGCCAAGGAAGCCGGTCGTGCTGGGGGTGGTCTGTCTCGGCGTGTGAAAGAGATCGCCCGACCCACCGTAGCCGCCAGTGCCGTCGTACTGGCCGCCCTGACCGTACTCCCCGATCCCGTATAATCCCGCCGCCCCACCGCCGCCAGCCCCGGCGGCGACACCGGTAACGCCGCCGGTGATGTTTAATAAAGCCTCGATGGACGATTTGGCTTTTATCCGACCATTGAGGTTCTGGACAATATCCAGATAGCCTCTAACCGACGACTTGGCAGAGACCCAGCCGTCGACGCCAAAGCCGGAGAGAAGGGTTTCGCGGGCGATGCCGCCGATGCGAACGACCCCGTCGGAGCTGATCAGACCTTCGCGGGCGACGCCGCCTATCCGGGCGTCAGTCATGAGTTAGCTGTCGATTTTCAGGCCGCTGGTAGCGGCATCGAGATTGGTCCGGGTCCACACCGCTGACGTGTTCGGATCGGTTGGGAAGAAGCTCCCCAACCAGCCAAACGTCGTGCCCATCGCCTGCCCGGTGAGTGACCCGCCGCTATCGGTCGCGCCGGATTTGGTGCGCATAGAGACGGTACGAGTGCCACTGTCGGATTTCTGGACGTAGGCTTTGACCGCGACCGAGTGGATCGTGGCGGGTGCCGGCAGAGACAGAGGGGTAAAGGTGTAAAGATCTTCGTGGTTGACGGTGGCGTCGTATACGTAGGAATACTGACCGTCCGGCGGTTGGTTGTTTACCTCGTCGTAGTTAACCGCGATGCCGGTGAGGTTGCCCCACAACAGAAAACTTCCTTGGCCTGATGTCATCGCAGGAGCCGTACCCGGCGCACCGGAAGCAAAAGTGGAGTTTGCACGATATCCTAATGAATTAGCATCCGCCGTGGCGACACCATTAGTCATTGCTAGGTCGTTCATAAATCCAATCCAATACGGCGTTCCAGCCGAAAGACTTTGCGGCGTCGTTAAAGGTAAGGTAACCGCAACTCCATTTGTAACTCCGACTACCGTCGTGCCAGATGACAGCAAAGTCCCGGCTGCCCCGGCACTATCGGCATAAATAACCCCCCGCAGGTTAACCGAGCCTGCGGTGGCACTTGGCATTAAACTTATCGAGTTAATGGTACAGGCAGCTGACGGAGTAAACCGGCGTAGCGTCAACGTATTGACGACTGTTGATAGATTAGCAGCCACCCGCTGCACACTCGACCCTAATATCCCCGCGCCAAACACAAACTGTACCGCGCTATCGGATGCCGGGAACGTCGTCTCGATGCGCGGGCTGGTCAGGAGGACGGCGTTGTTGGTGCTACCTGTAGAATCGAACAGATAAAGGTCGTCAAATGTAAATACCTGAGCGCTGCCCGCCGCGCCGGTTAAAACAAATTGATTCGCGGTGTTGTTTGCGGTTGCTGTCGTGTCGCCGGTTCCACTGAATAGAGATACGCCGTCAAGCCACACTTGATACGCCGCCGAATTACCGAAGGTGATATCCCATTCAAGATAATGGGTGCTGTTGGCTGATATCGAAGAACCCGATGTTGCTATCGCGGTTCCGCCGACAGCGCCGTTGCGGAGACTGATGGTCCCGGCCGGAGTGGCGACTATCGAACATTGCTGCGTGCCAGAATCCGCAAACGACACACCCGCATTAAACGAGCCGACGAGGTTAGTAGCGAACCGGACCCCGCCAATTAGTCGTGCGTAACTTGCGCCGAGGGACTTAACAAACGGTTGCGCCGAGCTGAGCGTGGCAGACAACGCTTGCCCCGTCGCGCTGAGCCCCGCCACAATAGCAGCGCTCGTGCTACTGCCAGAAGTCCACTCCCCTGCCGTCAGCATCGCCACAACCGACGTCGCATTACTGTTAACGCCGCCGTACTTATCAAAAGACTCTAAAAAAATACAAGTCACAATTAAATACTCCTAGCCTTACGAAGCACCCAAGCCGATTTCAATTTCGCGTTATGAGCATTGCGAGCTTCGATAGATAGGCAGGCCCACCACTGCTTCATCTTTTCGCCCCGACGCTTGAGAGTTTCCAGTGATGGCGGCGTGTTTGTCCAACTCTGACGCATCCGTAAAGCAGACTCGTCCTTACGCCATTGCGGACTTACCTGTCAACTCGACGTAATAACAAACGACGACGGCGGGAACGTCGCCGACGCGCCGTTGATGATTGACTGAGCGATGAGTTTACGAACCATGCCGCTGCCGGCGGTGCTGGTATTAACCGGCGTACCGCTATTCGTCACGGTGAACGTGTTAGCGGTTGGAGATACCACCGTCAGTATGCCGGTAAAATTACTCGCGGAGAACGTCGGGTTGGTGCCACCGTGCTCGACCGTCCACTCGACGACGTCGGCAGCGGCAAACCCGTGCCCCGGCGCGGTGATCACCGCCGGCGAGGCAGCGCTGACCGTCGCCGGCAGCCAGAGATAATTGCCAAAATAGTCCCAGCACAGCAGGTTCCCGCTGCTAGACGCGTCGTAGAGGCCAAACCCAATAACGATCCCCCAGTCGGCGGTAGCCGTGGGGAAGTTCAAGGTCGCGACGTTGGAGATCGTGCTAGGTCCGGTGCCTGTAGCGGTGTTCCAGTCGGCCGCCGCCGTGACCTTGCGGGCGTAGGAGCCGCCGGTCACCTCGGTGAACCCGGTCCCGGCGTCGGTACCCACCGCAGTAAACAACGCAATGTACGCCGTCGGGATCGTAAATATCGCGGTCTTACCCGTGATGTGGTTGAGTATCCCTTGAGACACCCGGTTGGTGAATCCTGTCATGTCTCAAAGCCTGTCAAGGTCGCGGCGAAATCGCCAAACGTCAGGTCGAACGCCGGCGGCCCCACCAGCGCCAACGTGTCGCCTTCGGCAAAATTGAGCGGCACCCCGCCGCTCGACAGTGTGCCGAGCAGCGCGCCGGCAGCGAAAGTGATCGTGCCGACAGTGGTAAAAACCCCAGGCGCCGCCTCGGTCGCCTGCCGGATATCCACCGTGACGCCGGCCGTCGCCGGCAACCCGCCGCGCGCCTCGCTGCTGTGACCGAGGTAGTCGCCGAAATCTATCGGGAACGTGACTGCCTTGGAAAAGCGGTGCAGTAACAGGGCTTGGCTGTTGATCAAAACGTCTGGCACAAAACACGCAACAACGTAACGTGGGTGTGCGCTAGCCACATCCCACTTCACGCCGTCCCAAATCCAACTGGACCTGTGGCCATTGAAAACCTGTCCGATGGTCGGGGAATCGGGAAAATTCAACAACTAATAGTTCCTATATTTTACGGTTACTACGCGTAGTAGGCGGCAAGCGGAACGGCGCCGCGTCACCGACTGCGCCGTGCGGGCTCTCGACGGCCTGCTCCGACAGCAGACCGAAATCAACGAGGTCCTTAAAAATCACGGCACGGTTCGGGCGGTCGCCGCGCTGCCCGGCCAGGCTCTCGACGCAGGCTTTCAGCGCGCTGACAACCGCGCCGATATTCCTGATCTGGCCAGTCTCGTCGAACACCAGCGTCGGAATGGCCGGCGTATAAGGGTTGGACAGCGGCAGGTCCGACCCAGTCACCGCCCGCGACACGACCTGGGTGTTGGGTTGCCGGGGCGTCGGGCGCGGCCTGGGGTTGAACGCGGTGCGGGTTTTCATCAGACGCCCCGCAGCTCGGTCATCGTGGTGCTGAGCTGCACCGAGTAGACGCTGGCCATCGAGACAATCTCGACCTGATGGTCGAAAGCGCGGAAACCTTTGGGTAACCGGAAGAGGTTCTGCTGCTTTGTCAGGTTGGCCTGCATAATTAGTTGGAAGTCGGGGCCGGCGTAGTAGCGCAGGACGCCCCACACGCCGTCGGGTAGAGCCAGAGACGGGTCGCCGTTGGAAAGCGGCGGCGTCGAGAACTGGCCGGTACGCGGGATCTCGACCTCTGGACCGAGAGTGACCTGCACCGCGCCCAGGGATATCGGCGTCGGGGCGAAGAACCGCTTCGAGCGCCAGCGGTACCGAAGGCGCGGTTGCGAGACATCATCCCAGCGGTAAACTTTCTTATCGGCGCAGATGTAGGTATCGCCGAAATACTCGTCGTTCCATATACTGGTTGCGCCCTGGAAGGTTGACAGATCCTCAAATGCCAGTCTCTGATCGGCGTAATCCAGAACAAAACCGCTATTGGTGCCGTTGATCGCCAGATATTGTGAGCGGTGCCGGGCGCAATAAATATCGCGAGCCCGGTAGTAGGTATTCCACTTCTCCTTGTCGACCAACTGCAAGGTCTGGTTGGACATGCCGTAACCGCTGATCTGGATCAGCCCGTTCTGGCTGGCGTAGTAAACCGCCAGGAGGTCAACCACCACTGAGCCGCGCGACACGCACGGCTCCGCCACCTGCGACTGGACGATAACGAAATTACTGGGAGAGTTGCCGCTACCGGTCGACGGGTAACCCGTGGTCAGGATCATCAGGTATTGCTGCCAGACCGCCAAGGCGATGACGTTGTAATGGACCGACTGGTCGTAGAGGCTGGGCCAGGTATGCGGCCGGTCGGGCTCGCAGAAGTGGATCGTGTTGCCGGTCCACCCGACCAGCATACCGCCCGGCAGCGCGGTCAGCCCGTCGAGGAAATCGGGCGGGTTCTCCCAGCCAGCGGAAGGCAGCGTCAGGTTGCCGACGATCTCAGTGTCGGGGATACTATCGAGGTAAGTCGCCGGCGGCGGGTTGCCGCCGGGGCCGTAGTTGAACCGGGCCACCTCGAAATACTGCGTCCCGGTGTCCTGCCCGGTCACCGTGCGGTAAAGCACGACCTGCGTGATCGGCAGGTAATTCCGCCCGGTCGTGTTGGCCGGCGGCGCCAGCGGCAAACCGGTAATGCTCCAAACACCGTCAGGCGGACCGTCGAACACATTGCTGGGAGGCGACGGGGCACTCTCCTCGCCAAACCCGTTAACGTGGGTATAGAGGTAAGCTCGGGAAATCTTGGGCACCGTCGTCGTACCGCCGGTCACCCCGGTGATCGTCAGCGCCGTCGTGGGGTGGATCGTCCCGAGGGACCAAGGCGGTACTCCAGCCTTTATATCGCCGTAAGTAGACCACAACGGCGTCGGCACGCCGGGGGTCGTCCAATACAGCCGGTTCGTGTCGTCGTTCGCCAGGGGCGAACGAACAACAGAGGTAAATTTAGACGGCAGGGGCACCCAGATCGGGTCGTAGGTACCGTCGTCGGCGATCGGCCCGAGAAACAAATAAGCCTTCTCGACCGGTCCCGGTGTGGCGCTCAGATCCTTGACCAGCACCGGCGCGAACAGGCCGTGCAGCTGACCCGAAGTCAGATCGCAGTTGACCGACGCCTCCGCCATGTTGTCGCCCAACAGGCGGGGGTCGATCAGCGGGATCATCCCGCCAAAGCCTTTGACTTCCCAGGCGGGCAAGTTACTTCACGAGGCCGGGGGAGTTGG